CATTGGAATTAAAGACAGAAACGCCCTTGCTACCATCATGGGTAATATTCGTCAGGAATCAACTTTTGTTCCTAACATTTGTGAAGGTGGTAGCAGAACCAGTTGGAGTAACTGCGGACGCGGTTACGGACTGATTCAATGGACATCTGCCAACCGTTATTATGGATTGGGTGATTTTGCTAAGAAGTATGGTGGTTCTCCATCAGCACTTCACACGCAACTTCGTTATCTAACAAATGAAGTTCAGTGGCAAGACATTGAGGAGAAGATGAAAACTCCTGGAAAATCAATCAATCGTTACATGAACTATGCGTATAGTTGGATCGGATGGGGGCATCATGGTGCTCGTACATCTTATGCACATGAGTATGCTTCCAAACTGATCACGGTAGAAGTTTGATATATAAGGGGAGTGGAATGACTCCCCTTTACTTTTTACTTTTTTTATAGGACAATGACAGAACAACAAGAACACCTTAAAAATCTTTTAGATCAAAGAAATAATCTGGATAGACAGATTTCTCAAAGCAAAGAACTTTTCTGGAAAGTTCAGGGTGCTATTGAGTATCTAACCCAAATTGGAGTAACTCTTCCAGAACCAGAACCAACGGAAGAAGTTGTTGAAGAAGAAACTGAAGAGTGATACATAGTAAGAGTGCTGCGCTCTTATGTTTAATTTTAACTTCGGTAAAAAGAAAACTGATAAGAAACAACTGATTATAGTTGGCTTAGTATTATCAAGTCTTATTGTAGCACTCTCACAATGCACTGGGATTTCCGAAAATGGACTTTGGGATTTACTGGATGAGGTTCAAAGAAAATATTTCCCACAAGGTATTCTTAATGAACTTATTCTTCAAGACCCTAACCAAGTAAAGCGTAGGGTTGAGAGAGATGTAACCAGAGCAATTGATAATGTAACACCAGAGTATGATCGGATTATTTCCGATTATAACAAGAAATACAAACCAAAGTATGTTGAGAAAGCACCAGACGGCAGTGAGGCACAGAAACTGCTTGGTGGAGAACTGAGAATCTGTGCTCCTTGGGTTGACGACTGCCCACAGGACTGATATAATAACTAGGTGAACAGGGGCACGTAGCATAATGGATAATGCATCAACCTTCTAAGTTGCCGATTGCTGGTTCGAGTCCAGCCGTGCCTGTTGGAGTATAATTCTCCAAACCATTCCCCTATAGCTCAATTGGCAGAGCACGGAGCTGTTAACTCTGGGGTTGTTCGTTCGAGTCGGACTGGGGGAGTTAGACCTATAAATAATAAAAAACAGGTCTAAATTATGATTGGAACTTGCCTTTATTGTAAAACACAGTTTAATTACAATCCCTCTCAAAAAAGGGGAAAGTATTGTAATAATGATTGTCAGCAGATGTATCAGCATCAGTTGAAAATTAAAAACTGGTTAGACAATGGTGTAACTCCAGGCATAAAGGTAATACGACGATATATGAAAGAACAATCAAATTGTTGCTCTGAATGTGGTATTACTGAATGGAATGGTAAATCTATTGTTTTAGAGGTTGACCACATTGATGGACATCACTATAATAATGATATAAGCAATTTAAGATTATTGTGTCCTAATTGCCATTCCCAAACTCCCACTTACAAGTCTAAAAACAATGGTAATGGGAGACCTTCTAGATACGCCCTTGTAGCTCAGCTGGTAGAGCGCGGCTTTTGTAAAGCCGATGTCGCAAGTTCAAGTCTTGTCGGGGGCTCTTGACATAATAATCTTTATGTCATATACTTCAAATGTCCGTGTGAAGTGAAGTGCGTGGGGTTCCGTGCCTGTGAAGGGAAACCTGAGGCTGGGTAAATCCCCACCATTGCGGAGTTAGTTCAGTGGTAGAACGCTATCCTTCCAAGTTAGATGTCGTCGGTTCGAATCCGATACTCCGCTTCTAAAACCTTAACCCTGTCTTAATTGACACATGTGATACGGTTATGCTATTATACCGTTAACTTAATAAAGTCTTAAGATTTGATTAAGCCTCTCTAAATAATCCCGCATAACTGGTGCCCCAACTACTCGCACCATTATGTAACCCATAATACTTGAGGTGTATTCATACCTCGTGTACAATGTCGTTTAGTACTAAAACAAACTTTTTATGAAACTCAAACAACTGATGCTTGCACCTGTTGCTCTGGGAATGGTTGCTCCTGTTGCTGCGAATGCCGCAGATCTTAATATGGCAGCAGTCAATCAATACACTTCCACTGAGCAGGTTACAAGCATTAATCAACTGTCTGATGTTAAGCCTACTGACTGGGCATATCAGGCACTCAACAATCTCGTGGAACGTTACGGTTGCGTTGCTGGTTACGAGAATGGCACCTATCTGGGTGGCAAATCGATGACCCGTTATGAAGCAGCAGCACTTCTAAATGCTTGTCTGGATCGTGTGACGGAAGTTACTGATGAACTTCAACGTCTTGCTAATGAGTTCTCTAATGAACTTGCAGTAATTCGTGGTCGTGTTGCCAAACTGGAAAAGACTGTTGGCACTCTCCAGTCGCAACAGTTCTCTACCACCACTAAACTGAAAGGTGAAGTGAACTTTGTTCTGGGTAGCGTTGCTGGTGCTCGCACTGCTAACGGTACGAATGTTGGTAATGCTGCATTCAACTATGATGCTCGTCTGAGTTTTGATACTTCCTTCACTGGTAAGGATCTACTCAAGACCCGTCTGCGTTCTGGTAACTTCTCCAGTCAACCCTTTGGTTCTTCTTCGTCCCTGTTCAAACTGGACAAGGCAGAAACTCTTGCGAACCAAGTGCAACTTGATCGTTTGTATTACAGCTTCCCTGGACTTACTAAGGGTGTGACTCTCACCGCTGGTCCTCTGGTTCGTAACACTGAGATGACCTGGATTCCTTCCGTCTATCGTTCGGAGATCCTGGATTTCTTTGCTAACGCTGGTACTCCTGGTGTCTATAACAAGGCAACTGGTGCTGGTTTCGGTGCTCAGTGGACTCAACCTGGTAGAAAGGGTAAAGGTGCCTTTGTTGCTGGTCTGAACTATGTTGCTCAGAGTGGAGATAGTTCTACCACTGGTGTGTTCAATGAACAGGGTGGTCTGAACACTCTGGCACAATTTGGTTATCGTGCTCCTCAGTTCGGTGCTGCCTTTGGTTATCGTTATGGTACTCAAGGAACCCGTGTGCGTAACTATAATGGTGTTGCTGGTAACGCTGGTACTCTTGCCGCTAACCAAACCTCTAATGGTTATGCTCTGAATGCTTACTGGCAACCCAAGACTTCTGGTATCGTTCCTTCTGCCTCTGCTGGTTATGGTTGGAACAATGTAAGTGGTCCTGCGACTCCTAATGCCGCAACTGCTTCGCAGACCTGGTTTGCTGGTCTCCAGTGGAGCGACGTGTTTGCTAAGGGTAATGCCGCTGGTGTTGCTTTCGGTCAACCTGGTAATGCTGAGGGTCTCTCTGAGAAGGCTCAGATGCTTGAGATCTTCTATCGTTACAAAGTTAGCGATAACATCAGCGTGACTCCTGCTCTGCTTTATGTTACCAACAATCAGGGACTCAAGAATGCCTCTGATAACTGGGGTGGCGTAATCCAGACCAAGTTTACATTCTGATAATACCTATCCCCCGCAAGGGGGATTTTTATTAACCTATTCTTAACTTTATGGATATCCAATATCGGGAATGCTCCAAATGTGGTGAAAAGAAACCTTTGGACAAAGACCACTTCCAAGTCATAAAGCACTTTAAAACTGGTTTTTCATATTATTGTAATATTTGTAATAAACCACAAAGAAAAGATTAATACATAGAGGGGGGGGTTGACAAGACCCCCCTTTTTAGTGTATTATAGATAACAAGTTAGGAGGTTTATGTCTCTTATTTCCCAACAAGACCGTCAAATGGTCATTGAGGCACTTGAATTTTATATCCATAGATTAAAAGAAGACAACTGCACAGATGCATCAATCTATGCTTATAACACTCTTCTTCGGTGGATTGAACTAGAATATTTCAAGAATGAAAATTAATTTGTGGTATTGTGCTGATATGAAGCAGTGGCGTTGGACTCTTACAGATGACCATCGTCCTGTAGTCAGGCAAGAGTCAGGTCAACGGGAAAACCTACGGGATGCTATGAATGATGTAGCAAACACTGTAGAATATATGATGGGAAGATTCTAACTTTATTGGGTGATTAGCTCAGCGGTAGAGCATCTCGTTTACACCGAGGCGGTCGGCGGTTCAATCCCGTCATCACCCACTTATAAATACTTTCAAAAAGAAGTATAATGGAATCCTTATATAAACTTCTGAGTGATACGCAAGCATCGCTCTTTTTACTATTTCAGAAAACGTGGGTTTATCACTGGCATGTTGTTGGTGAAGACTTTAAACAGATTCATGATTTGTTTGGTGAACAGTATCTTGCTGTTCAAGAAGAGATTGATCGTATATCAGAACATATGAGATTTTTAGGTGTTAAACCAATTAGTTCTTTTTCAAGAGTGCTAGAGGTTTCTCAAGTTTCTGAAGCAAAAACAAATATTTCTTCAATGGAAATGATTCGTGATTTGCTTGATGATCATAAAAAAATTGTTACTATACTTGATTCTGCCTCAATAGAAGCAGAAAATCAAAGATCAAGAGGAACAGTTAACCTTCTTGATGATTTAAATGAAGCACACGGAAAGTTTATTTGGATGTTAAGGTCATTTACTGAGTAATTTAATACAATGGAAAACTTAAGAATCAGATGCCGTTCCTGTGGCAAGGAATTAGAGGGGCATCAGAATAAAACTGTGACGTGCGGCTGCCCCAATATGGCAACTATTCGTGGTGATAAGATTTCGGCAGTTGACTTATCATCTGTTGTTATGTTAAACTCCTATTACAATAAAGCAAAGTCTGGTGTCCTTACTACTGAAGATATTGCCTGGCAAGAGGCAAGAAGACAACGTAAAGTAAAACGTTTAGATTTTGAAGTCCGTTGAGGACTTTTTGGAAGGTCAAACCGATTGGCGACGGTACCTGTCTTGAAAACAGTTGAGGTGTTAAAGCCCTTGGGAGTTCGACTCTCCCACCTTCCGTTTACAAATATGACAAAATTTAAGATTGTCTTAATCACTTTCTTGAAACCAACACATAGTTGACAAAGTAAAAGTACTCACTAGCATAACTAGTAGTAATCAACTTTAACCCTATGGATCAGCACACCTACGATAATTGGGTGAAGATCAAGGCAACATTTGAAGCCTCTGGGAACACAGACAATATGTTCTACAAGAGAGCAGTTGAAATAGTAAAACACAGGAGAGATCCTCTTGCAAAGTTTCTTGGAGATGAGAAATGATGGAGCCTTTTGACGACGATTATTTAACCCGCACGGAAGTAAAGGAGATGATCGATGCTGCTATACGACAGCACAATCGGAATGCTTCCATTATTTCTATGTGTGTTGGTTGGGTGGTTCTTGCTTTATTTGCTGAAGGACTTCTAAGGTTGATAGGTGTTATTCCACCAGTACTACCATGGCTCAACATTACCCTGAAATAATAGGTATTGCTTTTCTATTGGTTTTTGCTGCCACGATGTTTTATCAAGGCACTTGTATTATGCGTGGTCATTGTGGATATTCTTTGAGAGATTATCTCAAACAAGATAGCACCAATATGCGTAAAAGAGTAGAGGAACTATTAAAGGACAAATGATAGTTTTAACGGAAGAAGATTTGCACGAACTACAGGAAAGAGTTCTACAACAAAAAATGGATGAACTCTTCGAAGAACCATCTACTTACGAAGACGATGATTATGGAGTGGCAGGAACTTATTGATTTTCTAACTAAGCAACTTTTAATTTTTGTTGTATTTTTATCTGGAATTGTCATAGGTTATATGTACGGACGTAAAGATGGAGGAGATTTTTAATGAACAGTAATTTAGTTTTTAGCACACTAACTGTTTTTGGTGCGATTATATGCTTCATTGTATGGGGACTTAATAACGCATATCCACAATGACTTATTACAACTTTATTACATATGAGATTCTTGTTTTAATTATGGCAATTGCTGTAATTACTCATATCAAAAAAGATAAAACACACATTGCTTTTAGTATTGCTACGACAGTTTTAACTATCTTTTTATGTACTATTGCATTTTGGTGGATGGTTGATACTGTTGTTTATTTAAAATACGAAATACTGAAGTCACCACTAGTATCATCAGCAGGTTCGACACCAGTATTACCAACATAGGAGATTATATGGAACGATTTAAAGATTTTTCAGACTATGAACTGCAACTTTTAGCAGATGCTATTTGGATGAGACAGAGACGTTTCATCGCAGGAGACAGAAGGTTTAGAGAGTATGGAGTTATTCTGGATGAGATTCGTGAAAGAATAGACTACGTTCCAGGAGTATTTGCATGAAAAAACTCAATGATTTATTTCTATCAGTCACGGTAGCAATCATTGACTTTTTATACCGTGACTTACCTATTGAAAGATTTTGGGTTCTAGAAACAATCGCTAGAGCACCATACTTTGCTTTCGTCAGTGTGTTACATCTCAAAGAGTCATTAGGTCTCCGAGATTTATCACACTATTATTTGATGAAAGAGCACTTCGCACAAACAATCAATGAAACCGAACACCTCATCGAAATGGAGTATCGTGGTGGAGCAGATCGCTGGGTTGATCGCTTTTTCGCTTATCATTTGGTTCTCATCTATTATTGGATTCTGGTGGGTTATTATTTTAATGCTCCCGTTTCTGCTTATCACCTGAATGCTGGCATTGAGTTTCATGCTACAGAGACCTATCTAGACTACTTCTGGGATCATCCAGAGGATACAAAGATCGGAGAGATCGCAGTGGATGAAATGAATCATTATATTGAACTTACAAGAGCAATGGAGATGGTATGAATGATACTCAAAGACTCATTGCTCTCATAGCATTATCAGAACAAACATTCGAGAAAAACTATTATGCTTGGTATCGCATTATCTTTCGTCGCAATCCCTTTCGTTTTATCAACACTTTACTTCGGGACAAAAGAAGGATATTATGACTCCAAAGATTATAAGGGAAATGGAACCGCACACTAAACAGAGGTATCATTTTGCTGCCTCTGCATTTGTAAGAATGTGGGGACATAGTTCATTACACGATCACAAAATTGTAGACTTCTGTGTCGAATGGGCATATCGAAAAGAAAATGCACCATTGGATAATACAATTCTTGATCAATATTTTTACTATGAGTTTAAAACTTGGAGAGGATACTGATGGGGCATTTTTCTAGATGGGTATTAGAAAATCCTGTTACTCTTGGTATTATGAGTTATGCTTTGATTGTAGTACCTATTATGGGTATCTGGGCAATTCATAAATACAACTGGCAACACTGGGCACCATTTGACAGGGGACACAAGAAGTAGTATAATATTCGTACACCAACGGAATGTAGCTCAGTTTGGTAGAGCGCCGTCTTTGGGAGGCGGATGCCGTAGGTTCGAATCCTATCATTCCGATTGCCAGTTACTTCACTGGCACACTTGACACAAAAGTCTCAACACCTTATAATACATAGGTCAACACTCAAAACAATGTCTCTGATTCAAAAGTTCAAAAAAGATGTTAGCACTCTTCAATCTGCTGCTAACGGGGAAATCTACCTTGATGTAAAGAATCCGAAACTTTATAAAAAGGTCCGTCGTTTCTACGAAAACGAAGGAGTAGTATTTTCTGGTGACCCCCTTGACGACTACGAAATGCTTATGGAGTATGTCGCCAGTGATCTTGAAGCAGTCGAAGTATGATGAAAGTTGTAAGAAAACCAACCGTTCTTATGGAACGTTTTCCCTATCGTTATGTTCAGGTTGGTACTTTAGAAATCAACGGCAAACCCGATTGTCGTATTCAAAAAGTAGATTCCTATACTGGTAGGTATCGTGATATGTATCTCTGTGATAATGAGATGCAATTAATGACTGCTATGGAAGACTTTGATTATACTTGTTGGTTAGATCCAGATCGAGTTCCTTGTTATGTAAAAGATGATGATTTTGAAGACATGGAGAGTCTTTAAAAACCCTGGTCGGGAGCAAACCCCTTATGTCTAAAACAAGTGTCCTGAGGTATCTTGGGAACTTCCTCCTTTTACTTGGTTATCAAGTTATGTTGTGGGGAGATTTTAAAAGTGGTTTGATAATAAAGTTTGTTGGAGGACTATTCGGCATTCCTTTTGCTATCAAACTCAAACTTTGGGACGTGCTATTTCTAATAGCATTCTTTGGTATTACCGAGATATCAAAGTTAACCCAACTTTTCTTGGTTTCTTAAAACCAAGTGGTGGAGTCAAATATGACCCTATTTGAGTTTACTGCCTCTCTCAAGGGCAGTTGGTGCGGATGGGACTCTCTCCCGCCTGGTTTCTTGCCTCCAGTCAAAGGGCAAGTGGCGAGCCTGAGCATGTGAAGGTGGGTTGCATAAACCCACCTTTTTTAGTATAATACATAATATAGAGTTTATGATTTTATGAGTCAATATACAAAAAGAGCACTTGTACTTGGTGCTGGTGGTTTTATTGGTAGTCATATGGTCCGCAGATTACGTTCCGAAGGATATTGGGTTCGTGGTGTAGATCTTAAAAACCCAGAGTATTCCGTCACAGAAGCAGATGAATTTATTTGTGGTGATTTAACAGATCAAACCTTTGTAGATAAGATTGTTGAATTTAAAGGATATGGAAACAACTATTTTAAATCTATACCTTTTAAATATATCGGTGTCTTTGATGAGATCTATCAGTTTGCGGCTGATATGGGAGGTGCTGGGTATATCTTTACTGGAGATCATGATGCAGATGTTATGAACAACTCCGCATCAATCAACTTGAATGTTCTTCGTTCAGTGAAAAATATAAATGATAAGTGTGGCAAAAATATAACCAAAATTTTCTACTCTTCATCTGCTTGTATGTATCCAGAGCACATTCAAATGGATCCAGAAAATCCTGGATTGAAAGAAAATGATGCCTATCCTGCAGGACCTGATAGTGAATATGGTTGGGAAAAACTTTTCTCTGAACGACTATATTTTGCTTACTATCGCAATTATGGTATTCCAGTTAGAATTGCTCGTTATCATAATATTTTTGGTCCAGAAGGAACTTGGAAAGGTGGTAAAGAAAAATCACCTGCTGCAATGTGCCGTAAGGTGGCAGAACTTCCCTCAGAGGGTGGAATTGTTGAGGTGTGGGGTGATGGAAAGCAAACACGTTCATTCCTTTATATTGATGAGTGTATTGAAGCAACTCGTCGATTGATGGATTCCAACTTCACTGGTCCTGTGAATATTGGATCAGAAGAGATGGTAACTATCAATCAACTTGTGGATATTGCTGCTAAAGTTGCTGGCAAGAAAGTTGAAAAGAATCATGTTCCTGGTCCACTTGGAGTCCGTGGTCGTAACTCAAATAATGATTTGATTCGTGAAAAACTTGGTTGGGATTATTCTCAATCTCTTGAAGAAGGAATTAGCAAGACTTACAATTGGATTAACTCTCAAATTAATTAATAATAAAATGGCAAAACTACAAAATGCAATCAATCTTCAATCTACCTTTGAAGATTTCAAAATTCAAAATTATGTCGAAACTGGAACTGGAGGAATCTTAGATTCTTACGGTCAGAATTCTTTACTTCAAGTTTCTCGTCTTAAGATAGAAAATTTAAAAATGCATTCTATTGAAATTCTAGATAGAATTTATAATGAAGCAGTAACTTATTTCAAAGATAACACTAATGTTTTAATGCATCATGGTAATAGTCATGATGAATTGCCAAAAGTGCTTGATGAACTAGATGAAAAACCGACCTTATTCTTCTTAGATGCTCATTTTCCAGATTCTTATCGTGATGCTTATAATCGTGAAGTTATAAAAGATGATCCAGACTATATTAAAATACCTTTAGAAGGTGAGTTGAGAATCATCTGTCAAAAAAGAGATGTAAGTAATGATATTATTGTTATCGATGATATTAGAATTTATCAAGAAGGACCATATGAAAATGGTAATTTTGAAAACAAAGCACTTCACGGTGGAGATAGTTTAGATTTTGTCTATGAACTTTTAGATGAAACGCATGTCATCGTTGAGTCATATCTTCAAGAAGGATATTTGATTTGCTTCCCAATTAGTGTTGATCAGGATAAACTTCGCAATTATATTGTTGGAGCATAATGAGGTTACATAATTGTAAATATGTAGTTGCTTCTGGAACTACGGGTCGATTTGCTGGGTGTGATTTATTAGCACATCCAGAAGTTAATGAATTGTATTGTCTTTGGAATTGTGGGTTTTACTCCAATCAATTTCAAGTCTTCAATTCTCTACTTATTCTTATGCGTCATGGTATTGTTCCTGATAGAATAGATTATTCTTTGGGGTTCAGGCATTTTAAGAAAGATCCAAATCTAGACATCTATCCTCATTTTCATAAAATAAATGCAGATCAATCTTTAGATCTTTTTAAACAAATAGATCTTCCCGACTCTAATAAATATCAACCCGAGATATATGATTTTGAAACTTATACCAAAATTATAAACAGGTTTTTTAATCCTAATGATGTTGTTAGTGAAAGAATAAAATTTTTAGAAAATAAATATCAGATCGATCCATCAAAAACAATATCTGTTTCTTATAGAGGAACAGATAAAGGAACAGAACTTACTTTAGCTTCTCCCGAAGCATATCTTTCTGTTGTTAAAAATATTTTAAATGAAAATCCAGATTTTAAAGTATTACTGCAGACAGATCAAACTCAAGTAATTCAATATTTTCATTCTGTATTAGGAGATAAATTAGTATTTTTTGAAGAGACTCCATCAACAACTTCAAATACTGTTATCTGGCAAATAATAGAAAACAATGGTGGAGACTCTATAGATTGGCAACAATGGTGTGATGCCGCATTTAGAGTAGTATCTAAATGTAAATATCTTGTCAATCATACTGGCAATGTTGCAATGTTTACTAATCTTTATAGAGGAAATCTTGAAAACGTTTATCAATTTAATGAACATGGAGTTTTAACATGAATACTATAGATTCCGAAATAGCAAAAATAGAATCACTTTCTCCCCTACAATGGACACATGAATACTTTATTAATACCTTAACTCATGTAAAGAATGATGGTTTGTGGTTAGAATTTGGAGTTTGTTCTGGAACTACAATTAATATTATTTCATCACAAACTTCAAATATAGTTTATGGTTTTGATAGTTTTTTAGGATTACCTGAAGATTGGGGCAATCATCAACCAAAGGGTATGTATAGTACAAATGGAAATCTTCCAACTGTTCGTGACAATGTGGAATTGGTAGTTGGGTTATTTCAAGATACTCTAGAAGAATTTTTAGAAAATCATTCTGAACCAGTTGCTTATTTGCATTTGGATGCCGACTTGTATTCTTCTACAAAATATGTTTTAGATAAACTTGAAAATCAAATTGTATCTGGAACGGTGATTTCTTTTGATGAGATTTATAATTATCCAGAATTTCGAGATCATGAGATTAAAGCGTGGTTAGAATATTGCGAAAGAACAAAAACTTCATATGAATGGATTACAAGAACTGTTCATGAACAATCTACGTGCATAGTAAAATGAAAAAAATTCCTGATCTAGTTTTTCATCACCATACTTCTCTAGGTGATCATTTTATTTGTAATGCAATTGTTCACATTTATGCCGAGCAACTGTGCGAAAGACTTCATCTTCCATGTCATAAAAGATACTATGAAACGATAAGTTGTCTCTACCAAGACTTTGAGAATATAATTGTTCATCCTTTTAATGATGATTGGGCAACTTTAGAACAAGAAATGTTTCCATGGGCCAAAGAAAAAGAGTGGCCAGTAACTAGAATTGGGTTTGAAAATGTTTATTATAGAAAATTGCAAAGAGTAAATAGTCCAGCAGAATTTTTTGCAGTTAATTTTGATAGACAATTTTATGAACAAGCAAATATTCTTTTTAAAGAAAGATATGAAAAATTTATTCTTCCAAAAGAGATACCTGGAGTTGATGAAGTTTATGATAAGTTGACAGAATCTGAAAAAGACTATATTATTGTGCATAGGAATTCCAGTGCAGAGGAAGATTATCCAATTGATCTTTGGAACTGGAGAAGAAACCAAATAGGTTCCGTTCCAGATATAAAAGTAATCGATATCAAAGTTGGTCAAACAACTAATATGTTGTCTTATATGAAATTAATTGAGAACGCAAAAGAAATACATTGTGTTAATAGTAGTTTCTTCTGTTTAGTTGATAGTGTTTGTATGAAGATTAAACCAAAACTCTTTTATCATGATATTCGTATGAACAATATCACTCAAACAAATTGCTGGACAACTGGTGGTAACCGTTGGTCAGTTGTTGATTACCCTTTTAAAAAATGAAAAAGATTGCAGCTGTAACTTGGTGTACTGATGACTATGCAGTGTATCTAAAACCAGAAAAATTAAAAAAATCAATTAACTATTTCCATCCAGAGATTGACTTTTATATTGTTGACTCTGAACAAACTGAAAAAATTAAAAAAGAAAATTCTTGGTTGTTATCAGAAAAAGTTAAGTATCAAGATTGGATAAAAGTAATTACTTGTCTTCCTTATGTCGAAGATTATGACATGATTATTTTACTAGATGCTGATTGTGTCTGTATTGGAAGTCTTGACAAAGTTATTGAATCTGATAAAGAACTTATTGGTGTTAGAAACAATAATTTTTTTGGTAAAGCAGGAGCATCTCAACCATGTGTCGTTCCCTTTTATGAACCATATGGAAATGGTGGGATGATTGGTGGTTCTGATTTTGTTAATGCTGGATTTGTTGCTTCTAATGACAAACAGTTTTGGTACGAATGGTTAGAATTCAATAAGTTTATTGCAGAACAAAGTGATTGTAGAACTTTTACATTTAAACCATGGCCATTAATTCGTAATGAGCAAGATACTTGGAATCATATTTTTCATGCTAAAGATAAGTATACTAGTGAAATTATTGATAGGGAGGGATCAGGCGTTACTTATGGTATAGTTAATACTTGGGGACAAACTGATCATTGTGAAAGTTGGAAAACTTTGTATGTAAAAGACGATCAAATTTTTATTGATCATCCCATTACTGGTCAACCATTAAGAACTAGTATTCTTCATGGTGCTGGTGTTGGAACTATGGAGACTATTAAACCAGTTGGTGATCAGTATCAGTGGATTTATAGTATAGTTTCTGAAGAAGTTTCTGACCATATTCGTTCTATCGTGGGAGATTAAAATGTTCGGTCAAAATGAAAGTGTAAAAATTGATTTAGTTCATGCATATGCGATTGGTGGATTAGTTGCAGCTCATAAACCACAAAATATTTTAGAACTTGGAATTGGTGGTGGAAGAGTCACGGATCAAATTTTAAATTCAATCGAGTTTAATCAAAATAATCCTAAGTATACTCTTGTTGATAATTGGTATGACTTTGGATTTTCCATGCCAAATGAGGTAAAGGAAAAGTATTCTGATAAAATTAATATAGTAACTTCTGATGAAAAGGATTTTGTTTTTTCTACAGAAGATAAGTATGATTTTATAATGTCTGATGCAGATCATCACCATACTAATGAATGGTTTGAATATGTTTATGAAAATTTACTTCTACCAGAAGGCATATTAATTTATCATGATGTGAATATTTTTCCAGAAATCGAAGGAAGTTTTCCAAACTTAGTTGAGATTTTGGAAAAGTGTCAAGAGAAAAGCATTCATCATAAACTTTTTAATAAATCTACTTTGCCTGGTGAAAGATGCCATAGGGGTTTATTGGTTATTTTTAAACACTGATATGAATATTTTTGTAAACGGAACCTTTGATATTCTACATCGAGGTCATTTAGAACTTTTAAATTATGCAAAAAGTTTAGGAGATTTTTTGTTGGTTGGAATTGATACTGATGAAAGAGTCAAAGAAAAGAAGGGACCAACAAGACCAATATATAATCAAGAAGAAAGAAAATTTTTTTTAGAAAATTTAAAAGCAGTTGATCAAGTAAAGTTTTTTTCAACTGACAATGAATTGGAATCTATGATAGAATCTTTTAAACCTGATATAATGATTGTAGGCTCCGATTGGAGAGGAAAACCTGTTATAGGATCACACTATGCAACAAAACTTATGTTCTTTGATAGAATAGGTGATTATGCCACAACAAAAACAATTCAAAGTATTATTGATAGGGGATAGTTGTATAGACGAATATGTCTATGGAGTATGTGAACGATTAAACCCAGAAGCACCAGTTCCAATTCTTAAGTTTCATAGAAAAGAAATACGACAGGGCATGGCTTGGAACGTGAGAGAAAATCTCATGTCTTTTGGTATAGAAGTTTATATGCTTACTAATCAGGAGAAGATTATAAAGACTAGGTACATTGATGAAAAGTATAATCATCAGATTTTAAGAGTTGATACTGAAGGTGTGATTAAACCAATGGAGTATGATCTACCTCAAGATCATTTTGATGCAATCGTAATATCCGATTATGATAAAGGATTTATTACAAAAGAAAAGTTATTTCAGATTGTTTTTAATTCAAAATGCCCAGTATTTGTTGATAGTAAAAAAACTGATTTACCAGAATCAAATTGTTATATCAAAATTAATGAAGATGAATCAAAACGTCTTCAAAGTAAACATACTAATTTGATCATTACAAAAGGATCAAATGGCGCAGAATATGAAGGAGTTAATTATCCAGGAAAAAAAGTAAACGTATTTGATGTTGTCGGGGCAGGGGATACATTTCTTTCAGCACTAGTTTACTTTTTTCTTAAGTATGGTAGAATAGAAGAAGCAATACCTTATGCAAATAAAGCAGCATCAATTGCTGTTCAAAACTTTGGAACTCATGTGCTAACTAAACAAGATGTTTATGAAATATGTAATTGATATTGACGGCACAATCTGTGATAAACCAGAATGTCGAGAAGATTGTGACTATGAAACTAGTATTCCAAAATCGGATCGAATTGCTAAAATAAATAAATTGTATGATGAAGGACACCAAATCATTTATCTTACTGCTAGAGGTATGGGTAGGTATGGTAATCGTGCTGACTTAGCACAAAAAACTTTTTATGAACTTACAAAAAATCAATTAGATAGTTGGGGTTGTAAGTATCATAAGTTAGTTTTAGGTAAACCCTCTGGTGATTATTACATTGACGACAAAGGGATGAATGCTAATGAATTCTTCGGAGATTAAGTTTGTCCCCAAAGGATGGGGATTTGAAAAATGGATTGTAAACTGTGAAGAATACTGTGGAAAACTTCTTTATTTTGTAAAGGGGGGAAGGTGTTCTTGGCATTATCATAAACTCAAAGATGAAACTTTTTACATACAGTCAGGAAAGATTCATTTAAAATACTATCACGAAGATGATATTGCACTTGCCCATGACATTATATTAACACCTGGGGATAAATTCCATATTTACCGTGGGTTAAGACATCAAATGATTGCATTGGAAGATACTGAACTCTTTGAGTTTTCAACACAGCATTTTGATGAAGATAGCTATCGATTAATTAAAGGTGATTAAACATGACATTTAAAGTTAAACTTATCGAAGGAATGCATAGAGGTTTTCTTTCAAATTATCTGACAATACTTACAAGTTTTAGGACCTTAGAAAAAAGAGGTATAGATCTTGAAAAGGTATGTGTATCTCCATCAATGTTTATGTTATATGGAAATCCAAATAACTGGTTTGATGAACTAAAAGTTTCTGATGATGCCGATAGAACTTTTAATACTCAAGATGGATGGGATTGTGATTATCCATGGGCTTCATTTAGAGATTTTGATTTAGATAAGTATCGAAAGTATATTCCTTATAATGAAAGGATGCAGAAAAAAATAAATGATATACCTGTAGAAAAATATAAAAACGCACTAGGTGTCCATTATCGGGGTACTGATGGTGTAGGACATACAGAATTTGTTGATGTTAAAAAGTATTTGAAAACAACAGAGGAAGAATTTTCTTCTGGTGGATATGATTGTATATTTTTAGCAACAGACCAGACAAATATAATTGATGAATTTGAAAATTATTTTTCAAATATTAAAGTTTATTATTATGACCATCAACGTACTATGAGTTCTGCTGGTCTTCATTATTCGATTCAGGCTCAACCCAATAGTCCAGAAAGAGTTCTTGCTGGAGATGAAGTTTTGATTGATGCAACCACATTATCAATGTGTAAAACTATCATTGGTAAATCTTCTAATATTACAAACTATGCAAGAATCTTGAACCCATTTCTTGAAATTCTATATCAAGATCTGCACAGTAGTAATGATCATGGGGATCATTTAGATTTTAATGTCAGAGGATATTTGGAAAGATTTCCTCAAATTCGTACAAAAGATATTCAACCTTTTATTTTTAATTGGAGAAATCAATTTAAAAAAACCTGTGCAACTGAGGATGCATTGAGAAAAATATTTGATGATGTTACTGTCATCAATAGTGATGAAGAAAATACAAGACCAGGTTGGATTGATATTGGAGATGATGCTTATTTTGGTGGACAATTTAATAAAGCACTGGAGTTATTCAGATCCGATAAAAAAGTATTCTTCCACGTACAAGGTGATGCGACATATGATAATTGGGAATCTTTAGTAAATGATGCTAAAAAATATTATAACTTATACGAATGGGGTGTATATGCTCCAAATGTAGAAAATGTGTGGTATACTCCAGAAAATACTGATATTAATGGTATTGAGTCTGAAGATCAAAATATTAAGATGGTAGCATGTACGGATGAAACTGTTTGGTTTATTCATTCGGACATTATAAAAGAATTTTATAATAGAAAACTATTGCAATACATGACTCCAGATAAATTAAAGTATGGTTGGGGTTGGGATTTTGTTATGAATGCCATTTCATTCTTAATGACAAGACCTGTAATAAGAGATTACAATCATACTGCTAAGCATCCTCTAGGTACTTTCTATAGCAAAAATTCTGCATCTGAAGAAATGTCTAATCTCTGGAATAGTCTTCCAAAAGATATTCAAGAATGTATTAGTTATATTAAAGGTGATAGAGAAAAACTTATTAAATATTTTGAATAATGGAAATCTTAGATAAAAACAAATCAGTATATAAATTAAAAGGTCTTCCACCAATTTATTGGTTAAATTTAGATGGTGATACCCATCGCCGTGAGTATATGGAAACTCAATTTGCTTATTGGCAAATTGAAAATCATACTCGAATTTCTGGATTTGATGGAAGAACTGATGATGTGTGTGAGCACCTAAGTGGTCGTGCCCCTGATAATATGTCTCAGAATGAAATTGGCTGCTGTATGTCTCATCTAAAAGCAATCAAACATTTTTATGAAAATACAAATGACGATTATGCTCTTATTTTTGAAGATGATATTGTTTTAGATCTTGCAAAGTTTTGGAATTTTACTTGGAAAGATTTTATTGCCAAACTTCCACATGATTGGGATTGTGTACAATTAACAACTATTTGTACAGGTGATATTCATGTCGTTTTACACCATTATTTTATCAATGATTTTTCAGCAGCTGCATATCTTATTACAAGGCATCATGCAGCAAAGATTATAAAGAATCATATTCGCAAAGAAAAATTTAAACTTGATAATAATGTAAAACCAAGAGCCGTATCTGAGGATACTATCTTTGGATCAGGTAAAACATATTCGATTCCTATTTTTCTATATCGTCTTGATTTAGGTTCTGCAATACACCCAGAACATATTGATATTTTTCATCGAGGAAGTCATGACGCACTATTGAATTTTTGGCAAAATCGTGGTGCAGAAATGAGTATTTCTGATTTGATGAATTATGATCCGTATTTAAATCGGATATCTAAATCTAGTAAAGATAAAAATGAATCAGAAGAGTCAGTTCAAGAGGTAGAAGAGTAAGCATTTATACTCAAGTTATGATATCCGAACAAAGGGGTGCTTGACACCTCTTTATTTTTCCTATATAATTGTGTAACAATTCTTAACGAATGTACAATGACTGTAACAACGAATGAGCATGGGCAGCAAAATATGTTTGCCAAAGAACCCACAATGTATTATGAAAATTATGGGATGCTCACCCCCAATGAAGTAAAGGAGAGAACCAATGGACGCTGGGCAATGGTCGGCATTGTTGCTGGTGCTATTTCTTATGCACTCACTGGCAAACTCTTCTTCGGCATCTTCTGACAATTGATTGACAATGACTTCAATTATCTTTACAATTACTAGTGTTGCCTTTTTCGTTTTACTGGCACACTCCGTAAATCAATTATCAGAAACTTATTAAGTTATGTCTTACAATGTTACTCTCCGTTCTCCTGACGGATCTGAAACCACTATTCAGTGTGAAAGTGATCAGTATATCCTTGAAGCAGCAGAAGAATCAGGTGTTGACCTTCCTTCTTCTTGTAAGGCAGGTGCTTGCTCTGCCTGTGCTGGTAAACTGATTAGTGGTACTGTAGATAATGAAGAACAGTCTTTTCTTGATGATGACCAAATTGCTGATGGTTGGGTACTCACCTGTGTTGCCTACCCTACTAGCGATTGTGTGATCCTCACTGAGCAGGAAGAAAACCTGTGAGAAGTGCTGACTGGTTGGGACAACTTTCTATTGCCCTTCAAAAATTAGAATGGACTGGTGAAGATGAAATCTGCGTTGAGATTGGTGGTGTAGCAGTCACGGGAACTGCTACTCACCCAGACGCAAATGCTAAGTGGGCGAAACCATTTGGAACCGTATCTTATCAGAACGACGCTTTTATTGTTATCAAGAATAAAACCAGAAGTCCTATGGTCTTCTCCCAACCCAATCCTGAACTCAAACAACAACACCCCTATCAAGGAGAAAAACAATGAACGAAAAAGCAGAACGTATTAATGGTTGGGCAGCAATGATCGGTATTGTTGCCGCAATGGGCTCTTATGCCTTTACTGGACAAATCATTCCTGGCGTATGGTGATGGAGGTAAATATGCGTAAAGAAGGATATCAAGTTCCCCAGGTAGAATTCATATTCCGTGAAGATGGACAATTTATTACTCGCACATCTTCCAATCTCTTTGATAATAAGCGTGTGGTTATTTTCAGTCTACCTGGTGCATTCACTCCTACTTGCAGTGCTTATCAACTCCCTGGATTTGAAGAAAAGTACGAGGAGTTTACTGCTCTTGGTATTGATGCTATTTACTGTTTATCTGTTAATGATGGGTTTGTTATGAATGCCTGGGCACAAGACCAGAACATTGAGAAAGTTCAACTCATTCCAGACGGAAATGCATACTTCACTCGCTCTATGGGATATCTGGTCAATAAGTCTAACCTTGGTTTCGGTGCTCGCTCTTGGCGTTATGCTGCGGTCGTGGATAATGGAATCATCGAGAAACTCTTCGTGGAAGACGGTATGCGTGACAATGCGGACACCGACCCATATGAAGTATCGACACCTGAGAATGTATTGAATTATCTTCGTTCTTCTGTGTTGGAACTCGAACTTGTTTGAAACAATAAGATATAAATTAAAACTCTGCTCTAAATATTGAGCAGAGTTTTTTAGTATATGCCCAGAGGATACCTGACCAAAGATATTATTAAGTCTGAGGTTCTTAAGATAAAAAGAGATTTGAACAATGAATGGATGGATAAGTCTGGGCACGATCCAAAGTGGTTAGCACACCAGTATCTCAACAAAGTCCTGGATAAATTGGAAGAATACAGGGCTTGACGTGGACGGGAAACCGTAGTATGATAAATAGGTAAACAAATGTTACGGAACTTAAACATTCTGTAATATTGTCAAACACCCGCTAACCGAGACCTATGGGTGTATAAGAACGTCTCTCATATCCCCGCTAAGGGTGCGGGGAGCATAGTATCTCCACCATTTCCCTGATGGTCTTACTAACTGCTTAAAAAAATGGCTGCTTCTATTGCACAACAACGACAACTGAATACTTGGGATCAATTCTGCAACTGGGTCACCAGCACCGACAACCGCCTCTATGTGGGTTGGTTCGGCGTTCTGATGATTCCTTGTCTGCTTGCCGCAACAATCTGCTTCATCGTTGCGTTCATCGCTGCTCCTCCTGTGGACATCGATGGTATCCGTGAACCCGTTGCTGGTTCACTCATGTACGGAAACAACATCATCTCTGGTGCTGTGATTCCGTCGTCCAATGCTATTGGACTTCACTTCTACCCCATCTGGGAAGCTGCTTCCCTAGATGAGTGGCTTTACAACGGTGGACCTTTCCAACTGGTAGTCTTCCACTTCCTCATTGGCATCTATGCTTACATGGGTCGTGAGTGGGAACTTTCCTACCGTTTGGGTATGCGTCCTTGGATCTGTGTTGCTTATAGCGCACCTGTTGCTGCTGCGAGCGCAGTGTTCCTGGTGTATCCTTTTGGTCAAGGTTCTTTCTCTGATGCGATGCCTCTGGGTATCTCTGGTACATTCAACTACATGCTTGTGTTCCAGGCAGAGCACAACATCCTGATGCACCCCTTCCACATGCTTGGAGTTGCTGGTGTGTTTGGTGGTTCTCTGTTCTCTGCTATGCATGGTTCTCTAGTTACT